ATATTCATAGATTTTTGAGTTCTGCTAAACAGTTATAGTCTGGTTCTATATCACTAACAGATGTTTTTGGATATTCGGGCAATCTATTCAAGAACAGTAAAAAACTCTTGATAGATGGCCAAAGGTCCTCATCCAAGTTGTAGAATAATAAAGGAACCGTTGCATCATTAAAGACATTAAATAATATAATAAGGTGATTGAGAATAAGATGAACTTTGAGTTCACCATTATTCTTATATCTCTTCAACAAACGCTTGACATATCTGATACGCTTCAAGTCCGACTCAAAGTCGTCTCGTGTAACTGACTGTGGGTTATCGTAGAATTTTATAGCAAAGAGTAGATAATTACTCTCATTCAATTCATCAAATCTCATATATTAACCCATGTTATTAGCTATCAGGATAGATGGCATCCTCAGCATCTCTACCACCAGCAGCATCAGTAATACTGCTACTCGCGACTAAAGTCTCAGTTTTAACTCTGAGAGTGCCATGAGTATCAATGTATGTAGTAACGCCAACCCAACCTGCATGAGGAGCAGCATACTTAGAACCAGTTGCCGCTCTAGCGACACCTTGCTCAGTTGTATCTACACCAAATACACCGGAGAATCTGTTTGACTTAACGTCAGGTGCTGCGTACTGATTATCAGTGATAGCACTGATAGGAGATCTGGTGATGAAATAGGAAGTTCCACCAACAACATTAGCAGTGGCACCATCTTTGATGATGTTATCAACGTGTGCCAGAGTCAGAGATGTATTACTCGCAACGGATTGGACAATTGCTCTACCATAAGTAGCGCCAGCACCGACTACAATGACATCACCTTGCTCTGCGGCATAACCACTAGTAGAGAAGGTTGTACCAGAACCAGTAATGACACCAGTGGTTAAATTAATGGCAACTGTGCCTTTGTTTCCAACAAGATCTTCTTTGCCCCAAAGAGCCATGTTTCCTTACCTATGTAATTCGTATATTGATATTTATAAAATTATTCAACTTCTCTGTTCTTAATTGCCTTTGTGACAACCTCAAGAAGTTGATCGTCCATATCAGTCTTAGTCAACTTAACTGCTTTAGCAAGAATAACAAGACAGATCTCAACCATCTTCTCACCGAGTTCTTCATTCTCAGGAATTTTATTAATAGCATCAGTAATAATTTTAGACGCCAGTGGGAGGAGAAATGCTAACATTGCCTTAGAGCATATAATACTCTATATAGCAACTTAACTCTTATTTCACATTCTTCTTAATTTTTTCTTGTTGCTGATCCTTTGTTACAGTTGGTCTTGAAGTTTCGTTGTTTGGAATACCCAATCTATCAAACACTTGACGACCTCTATTCAGAAGTTTCTCAACATTTTCCGCTGCTGCTTTTCCAGCAAACTCATCAAGTTGCTCAGTGTCTTCTTTAGGAGCACTAGTAATCTGCTTGATAGTATCTGTCATAGACAGTTGCTTTTCTTCACAAGGTGATTCTTTCCTATCCTTATCAGGATTCTCAGAATTTACCATTTTGGCAAGATCTTCCTTTGCCTTCTTATAGGTTCCTTCAGGATCCATGGCGATAGGACGCTTGGCACCAGTCTTTGCTCTAACAAGGTTTCTGGCAACATTCATGAAAGCATATCTTTCACGTCTATCCTCTTCTTCCTCAGTGAGTTGCTCACCTTCTGGTTCAAAAGAATTTTTATGATACTTACTATAATCATCAATCTGAGGAAGGCGTTTTCCCTTATTTGCCCTACCCTGCTGCTCAACTTCTGAAGCACTCATTCCAGTCTTTGCCATCTTTGCTTTACCGCCACCAGCGCCAAAGTCTGTCAGTTTACCATCATCACCTTTGGAGTATGGTGTTTTGGGTGTAGGTTTTTTAGTTTGGGTTACCGAAACGCCAGAGGGTTTAGCGAAGGGGGATTGACTGCGCCTTTGATTTATTTGTCCTGGTGATGGAACACCTCTACTATTGTTATAGGCATCAGAGGCATCTTTAAATTTTTTCTTCAAACCACTAAACCATTCACCTTCTTCAATAGTTTCGCCTTCTATCTGATGACTCGCCATCAGAGGTGCTCTACCAGCTTGAGGATTAGTGCCGTCCTGAGGCATTACAGTTACCTGCTTAAGTTTCATAGCAATTTTATCAGGAAGAACGTCAATCTCTCTGGCGTTCTGACCTTCGGTGCTAGTGGTTCCAGTGGCACCATCAGTAATAAACTCTTCAGGTATGGGTGCTGCCATCATTTTTTTATCTGCCGCCTGTTGAACTTGTTTCCTTTTTATATTAGAAGGCAATTCGTCTAGGCGTTGATTCAAAGATTTCCTAGCTTCAAGTGCTCCTTTGGATGCGTAGATACCAGGAGCAGTCTTTACCATATTGGTATCATTTTCATAATCCACTCCTGCCTTCTGTCTAAGATCTTTAATCCCTTTGATCGCTCCACCTGAAGCCTCAAGTTTCTTCATCCCTGCTTCAGCTCTTGCTCTAATAAGAGCTCGTTTTTCAGCGTTAAGATCACTCATAGACTGTTCAGACATCTCCTTCTTACCTTTCTTCTTGGCGATTGCCTTACCAACTGCCTTGCGACGGTTCATCAGATAATCGTCGGTCTTATCCTTGTCACCATCATTATCAACATCACCATCTTCTTTACCAACTGGGTCAAGTTTTGCTTCCTTGACATCCTTCTTCTTCTCACCACCACCCATGGCAGCAGCAGTCTGTTCTCCCTTCTTTCTCTCACCCTCGTATGCTTCACCGTGCTCGGTCATCTCAACTTTGAGACCCTTTGCTCTCAGTTTAGAGATCTTCTCACGAGTCGCAAATCTAACATAAGACTTCTCACTCTTAGGATCAAATACTCTGACCTTATATTTTCTTTCTGGTTCTTCAGCAAGTTCTTGCTCATATGGAAGTTCAATAGGAGACTCTTCCTTCTTGATACCTTCTACGAAAACTTTGTGATAAGCATTAGCAAAATTCTTTTCTGCCCAATCAACACTGGTGACCATATACTGCTCAGATACACCACCACCCTGCTTACCAAACAGTTTCTCTCTGACAGCAGTCTTTTCTTGAGGACTCAGATTACTGTTTGCCATATACTCAGAGTATGCTTTTCTGAGATCAACATCTTCTCTTCTAGCACGATAGCGAATATCATAAACCGCTTGACGAATTCTTTTAGCAGAATTCTCTTGAGGTGTTCCACCTTTCGCTTCTGCCTTCTTATCAGGAGATTTGGATCCAACAGCAGGAGCATTCTTTCTTGCTGGAAGTTCCTCAGAAATATTAGTAGTCATTAGAAGATGTTACTGGCTTACTTTTTCCTATATTTATTTATGAATTTATATCCTGTAAGACGAGCGACATATTGAAGGTGAGCATCAGTTCCTACAAGTCTTTGATCGGCAGGAACACCAGAGGGTCCAGGATAATTTACAACTTTTTCAAAAACATTTTTAATCCAAGGTTTAAACATCGCATCATCTTCAGTCACACAAATGAGATAGTTAGCACCACGACGCATGATTTCACCTTCTTGGTTACTCTCAATACATCTGATCATATCACCAATCGCAAAGATTTCTTTGTTGATATACTTCTCTCTCAACTCCCTTTCATATCCAGTAGTCCCAAAATCAAACGAAGATTTGATGGGAGCGTATGTAGTATGAGAAAGTTTTTTCTCATGTGGAGTTTGAGGTCTATCCTGCTCTCCGACTTTCTGACCTTTGTTGTAAAACTCTAAACCATTACCTACAGTTTTAGCAACAAACTCACCATTTTTATACCAACTTCCCCTATTTTTGTCATCACCTCTTGTAAGTCCCAGTCTTGCCGCCTGGAACTCGGCGTTGTTCTTCAAAGCAGAAAAGGTTTTCATTATTTTTTTAATTCTAAACTAATTACGTTCTTATTGGAAGTAATATAACGAAGAACATCGTCTCGTATCTTTATGTATTTATCCTTTGACTTCCCCTTACATCCATGAGATTTTTTAGTCAATGTACCATACACATAGGCAACGAAGTCTTTATACTCCGTCCCCTGATAATCTTTAATAAGAAAACTTATATAATCACTCATAAAATTAAAGGGGTCTGAAATTCAAACCCCACGATCTTTTACTATTTATCCATCAAGTTCAGCACATTCACCATCAATATAAACGGTTCCTGGAGGACAGTCATTTTGACATTCAACTTCTTCTTTTTCAAGTTGTTCGTCAATATCTACGATAACATTACGAATATCAACAACACGTTCGGGAACTGATATAGGATCGTATGTGTAGATTTTAGTGTCAATGAATAATGCTTGACGGACTGCTGCTGCTTGGCGAGCATCCATCGTGACAGTGACTTTTTTCATCGGTCACCAACTTCACGGTTTTCAGAATAGTATACATCAAATTGACCACCGGGATAACGCTTCTCCAGTTTCTTCACGTTAATAGCAACCACTTCATCAAAAGAGACTCCAAGTGCCATACATGCTTGTGCAGCATACCACATCAAATCTCCAAGTTCAATAATAAGATGTTCTTTATTGTCTTCGTTCCAGGGTTTACCTTGAAAGATAAGTTTCTTGATGATTTCAAGAAACTCTCCACCTTCAGCATTGAGCCCAACACCAGCAGTCAGAAGGCGTTCAATATTTGCTCCCTTTTCATCCAGTTCAACTAGACGATCTGCAAGGGCAACAAAATCTGTAGATTGGTCTGAGGTAACAGCATCTACAAACTTCTGATACTTTTCAAAATCAACATGCTTTGCCATTAGAATTTAAATCCCTCAAATGATTTTTTAGGTTTGTCCTCTTCAGGATTATACTCCTCTTCTTGTCCTGAGTCAAGTATATTATCTTGTGCTGTCTGTTCACAATCATAAAGACGCATCTTGGCACGATCAATACCAACTATAAATCGTTTGAAGATACTAATATCATTGTAACGATTCTTCAATTGCTTCACCATTATCTGACCAAGTTGTTCGAGTTCCTCAGTTGAAATAAGGGCAAACATAAGATCAGCAGTAGCAGGGAGACCAAAGGACTCAGAAGTGTCAGTAATGTCAACGTCAGAGCTACCATAACCAGAACGAGTGGTCTGGGTGGCAGATACGATAGGGACCTTGGTTTCGACAGCCAACCCTCTAAGTTCTTCTGCAATAGCTTTAATATATGAATATGAATTGATAGAGCCACCTTGGCGATATCTGCTGGAAGCACATATATTAAGGTAATCAATGAAAATAATATCAGGTCTAAATGACTTCTTAAGTGCAAGTTCATTAAGAAGTGCTTTAAAGTGTCCACTGTGTGCACTCGCAGTAGGGTACTCCTTAATTATAAGAGTGCCTTGTGTTTTTTTAGCAAGATTTGTTACTTTGTTTTCAAACGTTGACTTTGGTAAGTCAGTCAAATCTTGGATAGGAACATTCAGGAGGTTTGCGTCAATTCGTTCAGCAATTTTTTCTTCTGCCATCTCCATTGTAATATAGAGAACGTTCCTCCCTTGGAGCAACACGGAGCTAGCAACATGGCACATGAATAAAGACTTGCCGACACCTGTACCAGCAAGCGCGATGTTAAGAGTCTTATTAGGTAAGCCGCCTTTCGTGATTTTGTTAAAGTATTCAAGATCAAATGGGATCTTGTCCTCTTTCTTGTGATAGAACTCATACCTTTCTTCGTAATTTTGTAAGTAGTCATGTCCAATATTATTGTCAAACGAGACTGCCAGTGCATCAGAAAGAATACTAGGAATAGCATCCCGATTCTTTTTCTCATCCTGCCCATCAGCAATGCTGATTGATTCCATCAAGGCAAGATAAATGGCACGGTCACGACACCACTTTTCAGTAGTATCTAGCAACCATTGATGATCCACTGGAGCATCAGTCAGTTCTGAAGTCAGGTTTCTAGTTTCTCTGACTTCTCCTTCATTGAGATCTGTGCGACTTTCAATCTCAATACACAATGCCTCTATTGAAATAGCAGAACCATAATTCACAATAAATGAAGCAATCTCTTCAAATATGACCTTATCAGAGCGTTGCTCAAAATAATCAGGTTGAATGAATGGAATTACTTTCCGAGAGTACTCTTCATTGAAAACAAGGTTTCGCAGAATAGTTGTCTCAATTCGTTCCATAAGAGTAAGTTTGTTTTGCAATGGTGTTCAATTTTTCCATGACTTCTTCAGTGAAGTACGTTTCTGGATCTTTCAAGATTGCTTTGGCATAGACTTTCTTACCGCCTATTTCATAACGACCTGCAACATTTTTCCAGAGACCTCCCAGTTCACCCAACTCAAGAAGACCATAATATCGATCAAGACCACGCTCATCGTAAAACAGACGCACCGTAACATCTTGATTCTCCTTGCTTAAACGAGACTTAGCAGTCTTTGCCTTGATAAGGTTTCCAACGATTTCTGTTCCATCCTTTTCCTTTTTCTTTGAGAGATGGATGATTGTAGAGGCAGCGTATTTAAGTCCAGAACCTCCACCCATTTCTTTGGTAGGAACGTAAGCACCGATAACATCGTAAGTGTGATTAGTAACGATCATTGGAATATTTGCTTGACCCAGTTTGAGTGTGAGCATTCTGAAAGCACCCTTGATCAGTTGGGATTTGGTCATGTCCCGAACTAGCTTGTCGTTGAGTGTGTCAGTAATCTCTTTCTCCGTGGAAAGCATCCCTAGAGAGTCTAGCACAAACATGCAGGGTTTGCGTTCATCTGCTGCTTTCTTAAGGTAAATATCAACTGCCTTAAGTGCCTTACTACGAAACTCCTCAACTGTAACCACATTAATCACTACAGTGCGATTAAGGTCTAACCCGCGACTTGCAAGTAGAGACTTATTAACAGCGGCTTCAGTATCAAAATATAGACAATACCCATCAGGATTAGAATCAAGGAAGTTCTTGACGACTGCCAGGCTAAAGAAAGTTTTGCCAGTAGAAGACTCCCCAGCAATGGCAGTAATCTTATTCCCAGATACGCCACCAAATATGCTACCTGAAACCAATGCGTTAAAGATGTACGAACCCGTATCCACAAAGTTTTCAGTGTCATCAATATCGGATGCAATTTTTGTGTATTCATCACCAATTTCTTTTACAATTTCTTTGAGAAAATCCATTATGCAAAAAATAATTCAAGGTTTACAGTTTTTTCAATGTTCCACCCAATAGCATCTAAAATAGATTTAAGTGGATCCACGAAACTTTTTTCAAATTGTAGGTCATAATCAATATACTTGTCAAGACCAAGTTCTGAAGGAAAGTCCTGAATAAACGAAATAACATTCTCCTGAATGATATTCGGTTTCTTCAAATAGAGAAACTTAATTTTCTCACCATTACTAATAAGTGAATATTTATTGGTGAGTTTTTTCTCTTTGATATAGTGATTGAAGAGAAGAGCACCACGACAATGAATAGGAGTCCCTTTAGAGTAGATACTAGAATAAGATCTATACTTCACAACATCCGATACTGAGCGTGGGAATGCAATTTGTTCAGGGGGAAGATTTTTAAAGTCAACACGACATTTATCAATAAAGTTAATCACATCTTCTTCAGTCCCGTTCATCATCAGTTTGAGACCTTCTTTAATCATCGTGCGACAAGGTGCTGGTGTTGAGGATTTGACTGCCTCAATGCCCATCATCTTCAATTTAGGTTCATCGTAACGAACACCTTCACTGTCCCACACATTAAGAATGTATCGCTTCTTAGCGGTCCAGATACCACGTTCAGCAATGTTCTCACGTTTCATGATCATCTTCTGATCATAAGCATTCACATAATTTGCTAGTTCTTGGTAACAACGATCAATGTACTTCTCAAGCTCCGTTTCACACACCTTATTAAGAAACGACACAACGCTTTCAGTTACCCTTTCTCTTCCCTCGTATACAGTGTCCACCAGTGGACCCATATTAAGATAGATACTATCAGTG